ACAATAGGGTCTTGGATGTCAACAGAGGAAGCATGTATGATTATGATGAGATGCAAAAAGGAGCATGAAGAAGATCAGATTGCAGCGGAGAAGTCCATTCGAGCAAACAGTTGGGCTTTGAAAATGCAAGCAGCTGCTACTCGTGATGGTCTATTTGCCATGGCTCAAGAATATCCCGAGACCATAGTGGCTAGGATGGAGATGAATAGATTTGAAGTAGCAAAAGGGTGCGTGGCAAAAGTTTTGGCAGCTCCATCGGCAATTTTTGTTGGGGCAGGTTCTGTGTTGGAAAAGTATTATCCTGTAACTGACGATGTGCAAGATATGCAACGTAAGACCTGGTTGCGTGAGATTCTGACGGCCGTCAATAAGCGTCGAGTGGAGTGGCAGGAAAAGAATCCTAGAGAATATCGAGTTTTGAAGGCATTGGCAACATGGGGTGGATTGCTTGCTGGATCTTACGCTTTGTATCGAGTTTTTGCTGGGGGTGGTGGAACGGCGTCACCACAGGATTTGTTAAGACAGGAGATCTTAGGGGTGAGTGCTTTAATGTCTGCTGGTTCACAGTATGGGGTTGGCACTACCGTTAGACGTCCTGTTTTTCCAAAATATGTGGCACAGTCAGCATGCGATTCGGCGAATTTGACTTTTGCAATGCAGTATGATCCGCAGGGTATGGACTTGATTCGAGAGCATTTAGCCACAAGTATGGTGTACTTGGAATGTTATCTTGATAAGGATCATGTTGATGGTTTAAAAAATCGTTTGAGCGGAGTGGCTATAGGTTTTGATTTCATCTTAGTTCCTCGACACTTTTTTCAGGACGGTGAAGGAGAAATTATTCCATCTGGTACATTGATTCGGTTGTGGACTGTGCAACGCGTGATAAGTGAAACTTATTTCGATCCAAACTCACTGCACATTTTGAAGAATAATAATGGAGTGGATAAAGATCTTGTTGTGTATAAGTTTGGACCTTGTCTTAGCAATAAAAAGAACCGTATTGCTGCCTTTGTAAGCGAAAACAAATTAGGCGATGTGGTGGGAAAACCAGGTGTTTTAGTCTCCTATAAAGACGCTTGTTTGCGAATGGATTCAGTTGCAAGAATAGGAGATAGTTCCATTTCCCTTGGTGTCGACGCAATTACAGGAAAGCAAAGAACTAAAGCTCAAGAGGTTAATTACTCTTTTCCTGATGCTAGTTATGAGATCAAACTAGTTAAAGGTTGGGAGTATCCTGCTTTGACTGGACTAGGTGATTGCGGTTCAATTTTGTGCTTCTTTGATAAAAGTACTGCTCAAAAAATTGCTGGCATTCATGTGGCTTCGGCTCCAACTAGTGGAAAAGGATACGCTGAAATAGTTACAAGAGAACAACTTCAGGAGGTGGTTGATAAATATCACTTTAAAGTTTCAGATGCTCCTAACCCTAGTGATGCAGTTGAGGAGGTCGTGTCGGTGAAAGCTAACATGGATGGGGCTGCGAATTGGGAAGTAAGAGGAATTTTACCACCAAGACAATGTTTACGAATGCCAGATAAAACTGCAATAGTTCCATCATTGCTATTTGACGTTGTCTTTCCACACGTTAAGGAACCAGCAGTTTTACATCCTCAGGATCCGCGAATGGACCAGGTTCGCTCGATTATCGTAAATGCGGTTAGTAAATATCGACAACAGTGTGCACCATTTAAGGAGGATCAAATGTGTGAAGTCTCCGAGAGCATAGAAAATTTACTTCGAGGTTCTGGACTTCAGGAAATTCGTGTTCTGCTTGAAGTAGAAGCTATCAATGGGATCCCATTTATGGAATTCTTTGATGCTATGAATATGAAATCTTCCTGTGGTTGGCCTATGAAGTTGAAATTGCTTGCGCATCAGACAAAGCGTGTTCTTTTTGGGGGGGAGCCACCTAAGTTGTTTGTTGGAGATCCAGAGTTACGTGCGCGTTTGGATGTACGTGAGAACTGTGCGAAGAGTGGAAAGCGTGTGTGTTCGCTTTGGTGGGATTGTCCAAAAGATGAAAAACGATCTTTAGCCAAGATAGCAAGTGGTAATACGCGTGCTTTTGCTGTTGCACCTGTCGATTTTGTGATCTTAGCTCGAAAATATATGCTGGCTTTTTCTGCTCGTCTGATGCAAATAAGAAAGAATATATTTTCTGCGATTGGCACAAATTGTGACTCTTTGGAGTGGTCGGACATGGTTTCCCATTTGGAGCGTAACAGTGATCTTGGGTTTGCTGGGGATTTTAGCAATTTTGATGGAAGTCTTTCAGCGCAATGCATGAGTCATGTTTGTACTATAATAAATAACTTGTATAATGACTCAGATGAGAACAAAATGGTAAGAACTGTTTTGTTTGACGAGATAATCCACACTGTGCATTTGTGTATGGATGTGGTTTACGTGGTTTCTGGTGGTAATCCTTCGGGTAATCCACTTACTGCCCCTTTGAATACAATTGTTAATGAAATGTATTTGCGCTATGCCTGGTTAAATTTGGCGCCTAAGGAATATGCCAGCATGGAATTTTACCCTAAGTTTGTAGCGACCAAGTTGTACGGAGATGATAATTGGGTCTCTGTGAAGCGTGAAGCTCTACCATTTTATAACATGGTTACAGTTGCAAACTTTTTCTCTACCTTGGGTTTTACTTTTTTACCACCATCAAAGAAAGTAGAGGATATGGCGCCATTTGCTCCGATTCGGTCATTTATGTTTTTAAAAAGAACTTGTGTGATGGTTTCTCAAATTTCTAATACCCGACCATTAGGAGCTTTAGAGAAAGAAACCATTCAGGAAATGATCAATTGGATTCGTAAGGATGGGGATGATTACGACATGACTGCTGACAATTGTCGTACAGCCTTACGATATGCTTTTTCGCATGGAAAACCCTATTTTGAAGATCTTAGGGAGCGAATACGTTGTGGGTTTGTCAGAGTGGGCCGGCCTGTGCCTAATCTTCCAACTTGGCGGTATCTATACACTGTTTTTAAAGAGTGTCAAGGATTTCCACCTGGGATAATTCAGCAAAGTGGAGGAAAACAGTGCACTGTTTCATGAAGAACACGCCTTCGAAGTGACTCTATTGAGCGCAGCGTGTATAGCTTGTAGGAATTAGGTATCCCCTATCCTACCTTTGGTTTTGGGAATTTTCCTAGTAGACTAGGCTTCCATGGCTTCTAATACTATTACTTCTTCTGTTGCCGCAGACAACACTAATGCCTCTACTAATCAAGATGCTTTGTATGGCATTGTGTTGTCTGAATCTGCTCCTATTGTACAACAAAAGTCTACTCTTGGAGCTTACAATCCAACATCCAGGAGAGCTGATAGGCGTATGCAGGAGCAAGACTGGACTTTAAATATGATGGTGGAAAGATTCAATTGGGTGCAAGAAGTTGCATGGGTAGTGGGAACTCCAGTTAATACTGTGTTGCAATTGTGGAAAGTCCCAGCAGATTTGTTGGTAACACCAACAGTGCAAGTTCCCTTCAATCGTTTTGTTTACTGGCGTGGTTCTGTTAAAGTCCGATTTCAATTGAACGCTACTCGTTTTCATCAGGGAAGGTTGATTGCATACTTTGTTCCATTAACTGATTCTACAACAGTTGCTTCTTGGCATCAGACTAACATGCCTGCTCAGACAACTGTGCAACATGTTTTCTTAGATCCTTCTGTTAGCACAGTTGCTGAATTGGTGATTCCATATGTTAATTACAAGAATTATTTGAATTTGCAAAATCCTTCTTTTATTGATTTTTTGGGGCAAATTAATCTTGCTATTTTTAATCCACTTCAGGCTGCGACGGGATCCTCTAGCACAGTTTATATAACAGTTTCAGTTTCTTTTCCGGATAGTCAATTCAAAATACCTAGTGTTAACACATTTACCCCCACATTGTCTTTAGAGGAGGAATCCATAATTAGAAATATCAGAGCTCGAGGGGAGGGGAACACTTCTAGCATTACGAATAAAATAGATCATGTTAACAAGATGACTATGCCTATAGAAGTTACAGGTGATCGTATAGACGCAAAAGCGTCGATCCCTATGCCAGGTATGGACAAAGTCAATGTGACGATTCAACCACCATCTATCGTTCGAAAACCTTTTGGCTATATGAACCATGCAACTAATGTGGAGTTTCTCAACAAGATGACTTTGGAACCAAGTGCATTGAATCTTTGTGATGAGGAGCATTTTGGAACAAACCAGGACGAAATGTCTTTAGCCTATCTTACTCAGATACCAACTTACATGCAAACTTTTCCGTGGGCAACTGGTAATGCTCCAGGAACAATTATTGCCTCTGGTTTGCTGGCACCAGGTGCTTTTCAGCTAACACCAACAGCTACAGGTCCAGCAAATATGCTTTTGTTAGGAGGGCCGCAAAAATGGTTTCCAACTTTGATGGAATATGTTACCATGCCGCACTCTTTTTGGAAGGGTGGCTTAGTATTCCATTTTGATTTTGTGGCAACAGCTTTTCAAACAGGGCGATTGTGGTTGGGATTACATTTTGGTACTTACACTGTTCCTACAGGTGAGAATTTACTGACAGCTCAATTTGGCACGAATATTGAGCTGGGTCCTGAAAATCATCACTTTACATACGAGATTCCTTTCCTATCGAGTACTGAGTGGAAGCGTGTACCAAATGGTGGGAATGGACCATATACAACGCCACCTTTTGCTTATGAATACTTTCTTGGCTCATGGTCCTTGTCTGTGTTGAATGTTTTGACTTCTACGGAGGGGACTCCCGCTAGCATTGATATCAACCATTTTGTGGCGGGTGCAAAGGACTATGAAGTTTCAGGAATGTATATGAATAATACTTCCTTGGTTGTTGCGCAGGGTGAAATGATGACCGGAGCGGTTGATACTACATCGCCACCAACTATGGAGCAGCGTGAAGAAGCAATGTCTATAGTTACACAGCCTCAGCGTCCTGTTCCGAACGCACATTTTGGTGAGACCTATTCATCTGTACGACAAATTATTAAGCGTTACTCTTTGAGTAACAACATTATTTGTCGGTCACTTGGAACGGACCAGAATTACCCAGCTTTGTACGCAGAGACTCAAT